TAACAGGCAAGCTCTTGCCTGTAGTCGTTACCAATACAGGCACGCCTGGAGATATAGCTCATCGTGAAGCCGCCGAAGCATCCTTCATAGCGGCGTTCATAATCCAGACTAAGGGCGCTTTGGTTTTGGTGGGGCTGCCACCCATACCTCCAAGGAGGGTTTTACCAGCAGAAAAGAAAGATTGTACCAGGGCCTGTTTACCTTTTGATTTTGCTATATTCGCGCCCAGAGTTAAGCGTCGAACTGATGCACCGCTTTGGATCTTGGACAGCCGGATAGTCTGTTCGCCTTGTTTGCGAAGTTCACTGGAAACGCCACGAGAGGATGAAGAATATGAACCGAGACTAATGCCTCGAGAACCGAATATTGCTTCTTGCTCTGCAAGCACGGATGCAAGTTCGCGAAGTCTTTCGGCGTTGTCTTGCAATCCGGCTGATTTCGCCAGCCGGGCATCTTCCCTGTACTGTGCGGCTTCTGCATCTGCATTGGCCTTTGCCTGAAAGCCACCTATTATGGTCGAACCTACGCTTAAGATCAGCAATGCTGTTTCAGCCATTAGGGGTTTACCTCTATTTCTGTCGAAAACGCCAAAACAGTTGCTTTCAAGGGAGCGTCCTGGGTCAATGTTACCTGTCCGTCACGATCATATCCTCTAAGATAGAACTCGTGCCACTCAGTTGCCGGCGTCGGTGCCAGACCCGGATCGTCCTTTACTTTTCTCAGGATCATCTTTTTGCCGTTAATCGAGAGAGCGTAAGTCTCATCGAACCGGATAAATATCCGTACAACTCGCTTCATGAAACCGGCAATGCTCGCGGTGTTTGCTGTCGAGCTGAGTGTTTCCGGGGGCATGCTCTTGATTTCGGTTGTGAAGTCAAGACCAATCTCAACGGCTGTGGCATTGTCATTTGTTGTCAACTGTCCGCTAGTGACAATGAATTTTCCAAGATGCAGATTGCCTGAATTTACAGCAACATTCTTGCCTTCAAGATGCGTCAGACCTGTCCATACTTTTGTATCTGATGCGGACGTTAGAGAAATCCCGGCATCGAGCGCGAGATTGTTATCCATTAACTCGAGATATATAACGGTTTCTGAGTTAATGATGCGCTCAACGGCGATGAAAACGTCTGTGTCCAGAACGCAAACGGCTTTCACCTTGCCGTCAGTATCCCATGGCGTCCAGCCAAGGACTTGCTGCTTTCGAATCGAATGACAAACTGCCATTGTGCCATCACCGTTCACCAGATAGGCATACTGCGCGCTGATATCTGTTTGCCCATATAGAACGTCCATATCAACCGGAGCGTTGAGTATGTGGCTTGCCAGGAGGTTAAGCCCGAAAATATCATACTTGGTCGAAGTGCTGTTGATCACTAGCTCACGAATGGTTTTTCCCGTTGCTTGAATGAATATGGCACCTCCATCGAAGTCAACTGGACGAACCGCTCCAGACCCATAGGGCGATATTTTCGGGAAACTTACGTTCGATGGGGTAATCGGAAAATCTTTCTTGGTAGGTAAATAGAATTCTCCGCGATCAGTGAAAATATGAAGATCCGACGAGCTGAGTGCTGATACGATCTTGTTGACCTGGCGCTCCGTCAAACCCTCTTGGATAGCCTCGTTATCGAGGCCGGTCCCTAGATCAAAGTTGAAGAACGCACCGATCTTGGAAGCGTTTACTGAACTGGGTCGCTGTTTATCACCCAGGAACCATAGTCGTTGTTCGTGCAGTTCAACCACGCGAGGGTAGCCTTTCGCCACTGAATACTGAGGCTCGTCCCAATCAGCAGACGCATCAGTATCAGGAAGAGGGTTCCTCACACTTCCGGTTGCCGTGGTGGGTGTATGGTAAGCTGTGATCTCTATTTCTTTTTTCTGATATCTGAAGATTGCGCCGACATGAGCCAGTACAAAATGATCACCCGATAAAGTGAGCGTAATCGAATCAGCTGTTCCCGATGGCGTCATTGTCATGGCGGGATCGGCATATTTGATATACGGCTGATACATTGGTTGACCCGACGAGTGTTGCTCGAAGGCAAAATTCGCAATCGAAAAAGTGTCAGCCGCCGTGCGAGTAATTACCTGAGTGTGGATATCCTCATGGGTTAGAAAGAAAGTATCGAAAGCCTGAACATACCGGAGATCCCCAAGTATTCCTGCTGTCCATCTTTGGCCGGTATGGGTTTGAACCAACAAGCCAGCCGAATCGTAAACATCGAGTCGTCCATGGGTAAATACAAAAATGTTCTTCTGATTATTGTTGAACAGAAACGGAGCCATCATCGGCACATCAACGAGTGTCGATTTATAGCTGCTACCAGGTCGTCTGGTAACGCCGCCATGCATCTTGAGGCGATAATTACGAAGCGATGCGGCACCATGCTGATACTGCGCGACATCGGGACGAGCTTCCATATCCGGATCAAGTTCGCCGGAGGTGAAATTTGTATGAGGTATCCTCGTTTTCGGCATGATTAGTGCCTGCGGCTGATCAGTCGTGTAGCGCGTATCCGTGTCGGGGAAGATTCTTGGCTGGCAACAGAGGAACTGATCGCTTTCTTACGCTGGGCCTTCTGTTCTAGCTTTATCGAAAGAGCGTCATTTCTGGCAATCGCTTGCGCGAAAACAGAGGCAAGTTCGTTTATCAGAACCTCAGTGAAATAGGGCGGGAAGTTGATTGCATCCGGACGGAAGGTATAGGTCATCACGAGATCGTCGAGAGCGTTCGTATGAATCTTATCAGCCATCCGTTCATAGCTGATCGGCCTATCAAGCTGAGTGATTCGGTTAATTACCAGAACTGGAATATTGGTCGGTATCTGGTAAGCGTAATCCCAATCACTTTCGGGAACGGCGGTTAGCCGCACGAGTTTTGCTTGTCCTCTGGCAAAGCTCCACTTTCTTTCCGAAAGCAGACTTTCGAGGATGTCGTCATAGATCTCGCCGGCAACATCGGATTCGAGCGTTCCATCACTAAAGGAAGCGATGGGATCTGCGCCAATCCGGCCAAGTGCCTTTGAGGCTATGGATACGTCAGTATGAGACATGAGCCGGTTGGACGACGAGGAAGGTCATAAGATCCTCGTCGCCCTTCCGCCGTTGTTAATCGGTATCAGTGCTGCCGACCGCTGTAACATCGGTCGCGTCAACAACTGTGCCGGTATTGCCTGTGATGATGGCAATACCATAACCGTCCGAAGCCTCAGTAAAAACCCAATCACCAACGACCATCATATCGACGGCCAGATTGTAATAGCCCGAAGTGTCAATGGTCGCTTTCGCGTCCGTTGATACAACGTGCCAAAAGTTTTTCCCGAGGGAATGCTCAAGACGGCTCAACATGGTTAGTGCGAATGCCATGATTAAACCTCCGTATGACGAAGTTCATACTTGCCGAGATCATCGATCTCACAAGCACCTTGGCTCATCGAGCCAACGACAAGGTTGGATTGGCGTTCACCGCTCCATGTGATGTCCAAGCCGACTTCTTTACCGCTGGCATGACCAACGGCTGAAGCATGCCAAGCATAACCGGAACGAACAGCACCAGAAGCAGACCAGCCCGAATACTCAAAGACAATGAAAGACATCCATGACTTTGCGCCAATCGGATTAGCCCACGGTAAGCGATCTGAACCTATGAACTCCACGCGAGCGAACTCGTCGAGGTTCATAAGATCGGTCCAGCCCTGAGCGCTGACAGAAAGAAACCGCCGACCATCAGCCGGTACGTTATCATTACCAAAAGCCTCATAGATCAGCTCGATCTTTGCTTTGGTCACACCGCCGCTCGTGGCGGTTTGCTGTGAGGAGTTGGCAAGGCCGTCATCACGAATCAGCTCATCGGATTTACGACCGAGGGATGCAGCAAGTGACATCGAAGCCACATCCATTTCGTCGATATTCGTCTTAAGCTGGTCGAGCGCGTCGATGTACTCACCGATATAGTGGTCGCTGAGAACGCAATCGACTTCCGTGTGAACGAGGTTTGCGATAGGAACCTTACCATCCCGCGATTTTGTGCCGGCTGTGGTGGCAGCAGTCTTGCGGAAACTGGTTTGCTTCCCTTCGATATTATCTTTCCGTCGAGTCGTATTGCGAAGCATCGCGCCCATACGCTGATACGCTAAATGGACTTCCGCTTCAAACTGTTCGACAAAATGAACGTCTACTGTTTGTGACATTATTTTCTCCAGTTCGAGTTTCTAAAAAACGGTTGTCCGTCCATGGTCGTTACCGGTTATCCAATAGGGCCGGTTGTTACCATCTAGGGCCGCGGTTATTCGCCTATCCAGACGCTCGGGCAGGGGCGGCGAGATTTATCTGCCCAGGAAAGGCTCGCGCCCATTCCTTCTGAACCATTTGCCGATAGGCGGGATCCTTAGCCCGCGCTACCGAATTGTGATAGCGCTCGTCGTTCATCAATGTTTTCAGTTCGTCGCGGGTCTTAACCGGATCTGTTTTAATCGCGTCCGTATTATCTGCTAACTTGATTTGACCGGATCCGACGAAAAGCGTCTCGATGAGTTTGAAATTATCTGCCGTGACCATGAAGCGCTCGAGGGAAGCAAACTGATTATCATCCAGAGTCTTTGAGGCCCAGGCATTGATTGCTTCGCTGCGCTGTCGTGCATTTTCACCGAGGGATTTCAATTCATCTTCATAGTTGGGCAGCTGATCCAATTCGGATTTAATAAAGGCGTTCACGCCTTCCTGAAACTGCTCCTGAGTTTGACCGGAGGTGAAGGCGGCTTCACGCCAGAACTGCAGCATCGGATGATCTTCCCTAGGCGTTACCGTGACATTTTCCGGAATCAATTCTTCGGGGATATTTAGTTCGTATTTATCGGCTGATTCGGGACGTCCCACAAAGCGGTCTTCATCGAACTTGGCTTGGATGCCTGCGAGCATATCGGTGCCAACTGTCTCGAGGTGGTTGTCCATGAGCGTCTTGAAGCCGGCGTCACTTTCTGCAAAGCTATTTACCTTCCGGCCAAGGGTAGTTTGCAACTCTCCATAGGAGCGCGCCATATCCTCGACTTTGACAGTTCTGCTTTCGGCGTCCCAGAATTTTGCTTCCACATAATCAGGTTTGCCGCTTTCGTTTTCAACGCCTTCATTTTCTTCAGACATTCATTAACCCTTTTGACCTATTCTGGTTCGTTCGAGAATCATGCTTGCCATGAATCTTTGACCTTCTGTATGTCGTATAACCCCATTTGATGCCTCTGGACCATGCACATAGTTGATAGAGATTGATTTTATATAATCCAGTACAAGACGACCGACTTCTCCTTGAAAGGCAATACCAAACGCTTCATTCAGTTGATCCTCTTGCGCCCTGCTTCTTTCTCTACCGTCAATTCCGATGACTTTCTGCTCTGCTTCGGCGTCAAATTTCTTACGGCCTTCTCGATTGAGAATGTTGGGGCGCTCACCAACTTCTGTTTTTTTAACCAACAGGAGTACCGCCTTGAGCAGCGCCAGCGACCATTTGAGCCGGATCGATGCCAGAGTTGGCGGCAGCCGCACCTAACTTTTCTGCAAGCGCTTTTTGCTCTGTGACATCGCGGATCAATTGAGGTGGAACGCCATGACGAGCTGCAAGATAAGCTGCCATTTCCTCAGACTTGGTAGCCATCAGCGCAACTTGAGGACCAAGTTGTGAGTTCACTTGATCCAGATAACGACCGATGGCGACTATCTCTTCATCGTTTTGTGAATTTGCCAATGGCGAAGTCACGGTGATGTCAATAATTCTGCCATCGATCACTGGCAACTCGATCACGCCGCGCTCACGAAGAATAAACACCGTTCGTTTGATCACTTGGAAAACCAGCTCATTTACCAGTCTCCCGAAGGATGAACCAATACGGCGGAATAGTTCCATCTTGCGCGTTGAAATCTCTGTTGCCGAACGAACGGTATCGTTGATCGGGCCAATCATATCGTCGAACAAGGCTCGCTTGATGTTATTCTGCAGATCCTCGACGATGAACTGAGAAACATCGAAATTGTTAGGTGATGTAAGCGGGACCAATCCGTTAGAGCCGGGGCGGATCGGAATGATCGTACCAGGTGCAATGTTGATCGTGTCACCGTTGACCACGCCTTCGTCGTCTGTCTGCCAGATTCCCGATATGGCGATTTCCGCATTCTCGAGGATCAGTTCCTTGACAAGATTCAGGGTCCGGATGTCGGGCAGCGCATTGAGCAACTGACCGCGACCCCAATCTTCGCCCGCAGCGACACTCCAGCGGAATGTAATCCAGGGATTCGATCCAACGCCGACAAATCTTTCCGATTTGATTTCATGCTGCATCTTCTTGACGATGACGCTGTAATCCCAGGTTTCGGTTACTTCCGTTCGATCGCGCCAGGTCAACTCACAAATGTCGAGTTTCTTTTCGGGCGTTTCTTGGATAAACTTTGCCAGTTCATCATTGATGAGCGCATTGGAAAAAACCTCGGGGATAAGTTTTGCCTTTATCTTTCGTTCCCGGCCCATCGCCTCAGTTGCTCCCCAGGGACCACCCTCGATGAGAAGGCGTGTCAGAGGAACCGATGAAAACGTAATTGGCGTTATGGAATTGCCTGAATCGCCAATCAACGCAGCTGTTCCGATGGCTACATCAAGGAACGCTTCCGAAACCGCCTGATCGAAATTGGAATCTCTGATCGTCATATAAACCTCGCGATTTATCTCGACGAGCTGATCGGTGACTTTCTTTCGATCCGTATCTCGAATATCACTACCGGGGATTAGAGTGGCGAATTGAGTGCCAGACGGAACCAACCCCTGTTGAAGCCTCGAGGCAAACTCCTGTACCGATATGACAGCCGTTGAATCGAAGATATCAGAGGCAAGATCGTTTGCAACTGTCCCTGAATTAAAGCGCTCTCGTTGCGGCATCGCATACTTGTAACAGTCGTCAAACATCGTTTCCCAAGGTCTACGAAGCTCCTTCATCCTCGATATGCGCTTGAGGACTTTCTCAATGCGGCTTGACAGCATACGACTTGTCGGCGCGTGCATTACTTCGCCGTCAGTAGTTGCTCCATGAGTCCCATTTTCCATGATTAGCGCCTACGGAACGCCGATAACAGATCCAGTGGGGTATCCAAGTGCCTTGTTGCTTAGTAAACTGAACAGACCTCGTTTGCCTTTTAATTTCTGAAGGGCTTCCTCTTTAGCGGCGCTTTCAAAACGAAGAGTTTCGGCCTTCGCTTGAGCATCGGCCTTCAACTGCGCTGCCGCATTTTCCGCGCTCTGTTTTGGTACTTTCGGCTTTGAGACCAACGATCCCAACAAATCACCGACTACTGACATAATCTTTCTCCTCTGTTACGTTTCCGAAATACGACGAAACGCCGGTTTTTTTCAATGCACAATATAAACCATATGGCGTCCAGCTTATTGTCTTCAATCCGATTAACTGGCGGCACATAGGGACGCAGTAAAACGGAGCTAACGGGAAATATTTGGCTTCCCGATCGACTGTGACAACAAGATGCCGGGCAAATTGCTTGATATAAACAATGATATTGGTTGCCTGATCCGTAGTTATTGGAAACACGGTGAGTCTATAATTTGCAAAGTCGCAATAAATCCAGACCGAGTTGATCGGGTCATAGCCA